GTTCAGGAACAGTGCAATCTTATTTCCCTGTTGGTTCAGCTACACAAACACTAGGTTTTGGTTGGGGGACAGGAGTTTGGGATGGCTCAAATGGTTGGGGTTCTGCAACAGCAGCGTCTGCCACAAGTTTAGAACCTGGTAATTGGTCGTTAGATAATTATGGTACAATACTTATAGCAACAATAAGAAATGGTGGTACTTTTGAATGGAACCCCACAAGTGGTGTGACTACAAGAGCTACTGCTGTCACCACAAACCCAACAGCAAGTGTTATGACAATAGTATCAGATACAGACAGACATCTAATCCATTTAGGCACAGAAACAACTATTGGGTCTATTAATACACAGGACAAAATGTTTATTCGTTTTTCAGACCAAGAGGATAGAACAGATTATGTGCCTGTATCTACAAACACAGCAGGAACATTTCAATTAGATAGTGGTTCTAAAATAGTAAGTGCAGCAAGAGGTAAAGATTATATTTTTATCGTTACAGATACATCTGCTTATATTATGCAGTTTGTTGGTCCGCCTTTTACCTTTTCAATTAGACAGGTTGGTTCTAACTGTGGAGCTATGTCACAACATTCATTAGTCCATGTGGATGGTATTATGTATTGGATGGGTAAGTCTGGAGGTTTTTATGCGTATGATGGTGGTTCAGTAAAGAAACTTACCTGTTCTGTTGAGGACTTTGTATTTACAACACAAACTGATGACGATTTAGGATTTAACTTTGGTCAAAGTGAACAAGTCTTTGCAGGATATAATACCTTGTTTACAGAAATAAATTGGTTTTATTGTAAAGATGGGTCTACACAAATAGATAGATGTGTCACTTTAAATTATAGAGAAGGTTTATGGACAACTAGTTCTTTAGCACGAACTGCTTACAGTGACAAGTATGTATTAGATAACCCATACGCTACTGAATATAACTCTTCTGGTCTTCCTACAGTATCTATAAATGGAATTACTAATGAGTTTGGTGCGGCAACTTTATACAAACATGAAACAGGAAATAACCAACTTGATGTATTAGGTAATAAAACTGCAATCAATGCCTTCATAGAATCTGGTGATTTTGAAATGCCTATGGAAGGAAGTGCAGGAGAGTTTTTTGTTAAAATAAGACGATTTATTCCTGACTTTGGTAAGTTGGATGGTAATGCTCAAATCACAATAAATCTTAAAGACTTTCCATCTGAAACGGAAGCGTCTTCACCTCTTGGACCTTTTACTGTTAGTTCAAGTACAAAAAAGGTTGACACAAGAGCACGAGGTAGGTTAGCATCACTTAAAATAGAAAACACATCAACTGATGAATCTTGGAGATTTGGTGCATTTAGAGCTGATGTGCAACCTGATGGAAGAAGATAATGGTAAAAAAAGACCCAAAGGTGGGTACAGGAAAAAAACCTAAAGGTAGTGACCGAAGACTTTACACTGATGAGAACCCAAAGGATACAGTCAGAATAAAATTTGCTACACCCACTGACGCAAGAAAAACTGTTGCTAAAGTAAAAAAAATTAAAAAACCTTATGCACGAAAAATACAAATACTTACTGTTATGGAACAACGAGCAAAAGTGATGGGTAAAACTCAAGTGGTTAGTATTGCAAAAAAAGCAAAAGAAGCTTTAAAAAGAGAGAGAAAAATTGGCTAAAATAAATATACTTATTCCTGAACTCAATGAGGATTATGTGGTGCAAAACCAAAGACAAATAACTTATGGTATTGAAACATTAGTAAATCAATTAAATTTTGCTTATCAAAATGATTTAAAAAATGAACAAGATGCCTTTAACTTTTTTATGAGCTGATGACGATACAATATAAAAATCAAGGATTTTCACTGACAACTACAGGCACAACAAGTGTATTGACAGCACCAGCTAATGGTCGTTGTTTAGTTAAACAAATACAGGCTCATAACGGCTCTAGTGGTTCTGCGGTTAATTTAGCGACTCAAGTCACAGACACAAGTGCGTCAGCGACATTTAGAATTGATAATGCAGCTATTGCTGCAAATACAACACGACAAATTATATCACAGACACTTGTATTAGAAGAAGGTGATATTTTAAAAATGACAGCAGGCACAGCGAATGAAATACAAGGTATAGTGTCTTATGCTTTACTTGACCGCTCACAGGAAAATGGGTAATTTTTATTTGCAATTATTAAAAAATATTGGTATTTAAAACTATGGACGTAATACATTGTAAATCAGAAATTATCATCAGAAATAAAAAGACTGGTAAAGTTTATAAAGATGAAGATGAAGCACAAAAAGACATCCAAGATAAAACCACTGACACAAACGAAAGTGACATACAAAGGGATGTTAACATTATCGTCCCTGAGTTATCATTGGACGGAGAAACAAATTGACACCATTAGGTGGGACTGAACTTCAACACAATTTTTTAAATAACTATGTTGATGATGATTTACTTAATAATTTTTCTATATGCACATCAGTGCCTGAAAAAATTCCATTAGATGAAAACAAAACGAATATACTTTGGCAAAAAAACGCACCCAATCAACCGAACATAGCTCCATGGTTTAAAGACAAATCTAATCACACTAAGTATGATTGGTATGTTTTTAATTCAAGTTGGAATTATGAAAAATATAGAGACCTTTATGATTTACCAACTGATAGATGTCATGTCATAAAAAATGGCATTACAAATTTTCCTGAACGACATGTTTATAAAAAAGGCGATACCTTACGGATGATATTTCATCCAACACCTTGGCGTGGTTTGAATGTTTTATTAGCCACCATGCAACTACTTGAAGGCGAAAATATAGAATTAGATGTGTATAGTAGCTGTCAAATTTATGGAACAGATTTTCAAAAAGATAATGATGAACAATATCAAGATTTATACGACCAAGCAAAAACTTTACCTAATGTAAATTATTTAGGCTATAGACCTAACGAATTCATTTTAAGTAAATTACCTTATTATCATATGTTTGCATATCCAAGTATTTGGGAAGAAACATCGTGTATATCTTTACTTGAGTCAATGGCTGCTGGACTATATTGTATCGTGACTAACTATGGTGCCTTATATGAAACAGGAGCCGAGTTTCCTGTTTTTGTTAACTATGAAACTAATTTAGTAAATTTGGCACATCAATTTGCAGAAGGTATAAAAATATGCAGAGACACGCTCCACGAACCAATGATTCAAGAACATTTAGATGAGCAACAAAAATTTGTTAAGCGATTTTATTCTTGGGACAAAAAAGGTTTAGAATGGACAAATTTTCTTCAAGGTATACTTGATGCAAAACAATAAACCAATATGGCTAAAAAATGAACGTCCTGTAAGTTTGTTTGTAGCTACTCCTGTACACAGTGACGTATCCATGCACTATGCTCAAACAATGCTTGAGTTGCAAAAAGAATGTATGAAACGCAATATGCGAGTTATGTTTCAAATGATGAAGTCATCTTTAATTACTCAGGGCAGAAATTTATGTGTCAGTTATTTTTTAAATACAGATTTTACACACATGTTATTTGTTGATTCAGATATTGCTTTCGACCCTAATTCTATTTTTAGATTAATTGAACAAGATAAAGATATTATTTCAATACCTTATCCTATGAAAACAGCACAATGGGATACGTTAGTTAAAAAGATTAACAGTGGAGTTATTACTGACCCTGAACAATGTCAACACCACATGCTTCAATATCCTTTACTAATAAAAGACGATAATACAGACATTAAAGTAACTAAGGGTGTAATTGAAGCTACTCATTGTCCCACAGGATGTATGCTTATTAAAAGAGATGTATTTAGCAAATTAATTGAAGCCTATCCTGATAGAGAGATAATTCAAAAAACTACAATCGATGGTAAGTATATGGACAGACCTCATTTTTATAATTTTTTTGATACTTACTATGACCCTAAAACAAAAAGATACCTTGGTGAAGACTTTGCTTTTTGTAGATTATGGTCAGAAATTGGTGGCAAACTTTACTGTTATATCATGAGTTATATAACTCATGTTGGTGAATTTCAATATACAGGTAGGCTTTATGATGAAATGACTGATGAGGGAGTTGAAAAGACTAGCAAATCAGAGTAAAATGTAGGTTAGAAAATTGGAGATAACATGTTAAAATTCATCTTAGGACTTTTTCCTAAAGTCTTAAAAAAATGGCTATTAAATATTCTTGGCAAAGATATAGCAAGCAAAGGTAATTGGGGTGACACTAAAATTCGTTTTTTATCAAAAGGCGAATCTTTCTTTCTGAAAACAATCGGTGGCAGTGGCACGATAAATCACCAAACAGGTTTAAAACAATATCCTTTTTTTGTACCCTTGGTTGCAGGTGTAGGTAGTTTTTTACTCGCTAAAGCATCAGGAGCATCAACAGGTAGAGCTTTACTAGCAGGTGGTATTGGTGCATTAGGTGGATTTGGTTTGCAAAATTTAGCAGAGGGTGCTGCAGCAGGCAGTTTATTTGAAGGAATGTCTAAAGCTTCAATGATAGGTGGAGGTATCACAGCAGGCTCATTGGCATCAGCAGCTTTTGCTCCTCAACCATCACAGGCAGAATCAGGTATGCAAGCAGGACAACCTTTTAGTCAAGAACAATATGCCATGGCTCAATCTAGAGCCGATGAACAAGCAAAAGGAATAGGTGATAGATTTGATTATTCACAACCTGGCTATGTATCAGGTCAGTATTATTCTCCACCCCCTCAACAACAAGTGCAAGAGGCATCGGTTTATGATTTTAATCAACCTGATATGTACAGAGCAAAAGAAGGTGGTTTAGCTGAAATAGTAAGATTTAAAACTGGTGGTATAAATTATTTACCAAGTAAAACAGACCACGATGAAAATGACTTGAATAATTATATTAGAGCCGAAGGTTATGTAGAGGATGGTTCGGGTAATGGTGACAAAGATGAAGACACTATGTTAGCTCAATTAGCTGATGGAGAATTTGTATCTCGTGCTGACGCTATTTTAGGTGCAGGTATTATGTCAGGAGCTAGTCCAAAAGATTTTAAAGATATGCGAAGAAAAGGAGCTCAATTTTTTTATAACCAACAAGACCAATTAAAAAGAATTTATGATATTGTA